CCCCCCCCGTGGCAAAACACCCGATACTTGAAGCATCGGCAAGACAACATCTGCCATAAACGCTGCCTGGTCACCGCCATTGTCCACGTAAGAATCATATAGATCAGATACATCTTCAAATGAAATGCCGTGTTCGTATTTCTGAAGCGCTCCGTGAGTTAAGAGCAACATCACCTTCAAAGGTGGCAATGCAAAAGACTCGCCTTCAGCAGGCATGAACACCTTGAGCAAGTTCACTCCGATTTTTTCTTCGACTTTCGTCGCTTGCAAGGATGTGAGGCGGAGCTTCAACTCCTTATCCTCGTTGACTTGCCAAACTGCGTATGGTAGAGTAGTCATCTATTAACCTCCAATTCCGTCTGTGAATTCAAGTTCAGATTGCAATGCAATCTTGAGAGTAAACTCAATAACAGAGTTCACACCACCACCGCCAAGTTTGACAGATACTTGACCTTCAAATTGAACCTTAGTTTTATCTGGGTAAGTTTGTTCAAAGAAGAGTTTCTCCTTATCTTCTGCTGCCTTACGCAAAACACGGTAAGAAGAAGTTGTGCTTGAGTTATCATAAGCGAACTTGTACTCAAGCTCTCCTGCATCACCAATACCAAATTCGTATTTTTTAACCTTATCTGCAAGGGTTGTGTTTTCAACCTTTTCAGGTTCGATACCGAATTCAGGCACTTCTTTAAGTCCTACAAGGTCAGTATAAGTTCCTTTAGCTTTTCCATAAGCGAGCTTAATTCCATTTGCTAACATCTATTAATTCTCCATTCTGTATTGATAAACCAATTGTGAATCTAGGTCGACGATGCCTTCAAATCTCATTAACTTATGACGTAAGTGTGATGGATCCGGAACATCTTGACAGTCAGTTCTTCGTAATCCTAACGATGCAAAAATCTTGTCGATTTCAACTGCTAGACTACTTGTACTGTCTTTGTCGAATATATCAACTTTGTAGCGGATATTCGACTTGCGCTCTTTTTCGTCATACCATTCACCTGGTTTGTTTTGTTCTTCTAAAAAAATGACGACTGGGCAGTTCTCCCAATCGTCTGGATAAGTATCGGTCACATTATCTGCGACCTTCTGCAATTCTTTGTAAATTACGGGTTTAATATTAATCATTATATCTGCTCCTTCAGCTTCCTACTAATATATTTCGAAATACTTCTTGATATACGGTCATGATTGTCTTTCAAAGCGGGGTACAAGTAAGGTTGCGCCGGTTGACCATACATCTTGTAGAACTCACCTCTTTTTGCAAAGTGATAAGGTCCTACGTTGATTTGGTCTTCGTGCACGTACCATGGACTAGAGCGATAAGACACGCTCACTTCAGGCGATATACCCGAATGATTAGCTAGTCCTTTCGGACCTGTTCCAAGTTCGACATAAGCGCCGTGATCTGAATTCGTGAATATTTCGCTTGATATCTTGTTGCCGTTCACTTTCAACCTTACTCTGATGCTATTTCTCAACTCACCTTCATTCGCCGGTGCCCTGAGTTTCGCTTCAGGCTGGACAATTGTTTTACCGACGTGAAATAGCGCTTGTCCTACAATCTCATTGGTTTTAGCACCGTATAGCTTACGACATTTAGCGATTAAGCTATCTGCTCCGATTAAACCTGACACGTTCCAACTCCAAAACTTGATGATGACTGTATACTTTCTTTGAGATAACCCGATGCGTGACCTCTGTCTTACTATCGATACAGACCCCGTCTTTCACGTTGATGTCTGCACTCTTGATCGCATTTGCGTTCAAAATATCGTTGACACGGTCTCCGTAGATTTCAGATTGTAGCTGGCTACTAGCTGGCCACAATTCAAGCAATATTTCAGCAACATTACTCGCATACCCTTCTTTAACAACGCCCTCATCTGATACAGTTTTTTCAAACTTCCTGAGAGGGTAAGGTTTCAGTCTATTCTTTTTCAAAAACATGGCCTGCCACCCTCGCTAAGCGATGCATCCGAATACGTTGTAGAATGCCCGTAGACAATCCGTTTTCTCCGTAGGTAACAGATATACCACCCTCACTTCTTGACTTCTCTCCCTCGCTTCCTGAACGATTGTAGAGCTCAATTACAAGTTCAGGGATAAGTCTTTCAAGTGCGGGTGTTAGATTGTCCCGATTAGTTTCTGATAAAATGATATTTTCTGCCCGTAAAATCAAAGACGAGAGGACTGCTTCGTCACTCTCGCCTGTCAATATTTTAAGTTTTCCAAGTTCCATAAGACCTCCTAATCTAAAGGAGTCGTCTCGTCTCCTTGTGCTTCGGTTTCTTCTTCGTCAATGACTTCAACTACATCTGCGATATCAACCGAGAATCCTTCTTCAAGATTGTGAGACAGTTCATCAAAGCGTTCTTCTGTCATCTCAAAGACTTCATTCTCTTGGCGAACCACTTGTGCTTGCCAATCATTAAACGCTTGTTTGACTCTGACTTTCATGTGTCAGACCTTATTTCTTGATTTCTGCAAGCACGACTTTAGAATCGTCTGAAACGGCCACTGTGTAGAATTCGTCGATTGAGATTTCAGTAGAGCGTTTCAATGATTTACGGTCTACTTCAACGTTTGGATCGCGTTTGAGATAGACTGTCAATGCTGCAGTATCTTTTTCAGTTTCGTCATCATGAGTAAGTTTGATGATTGGGCAAGTGTAGAATGCGCTAGTTGTATCGAGAGTAACCTTCTTAGTAGGAACAATACGAGTGTTAGCGATTGTACCAATTTCACCAGTCATTACAACTTGGTTTGGATATTTATCCGCTGAAATGAAATTAGGATCTTTACGAAGAGTTGTGACTTGTTTTGGATTAACAAACATAACCTTTTCAGTATTGACTTCTTCTTCAAACAAATCAATAGCATCTACGATTACATCATAGCTGATTGCTTTTGTTTTAGAGTCATGCTTGCGAGTGTTTGTTTTCAAAAGAGCATCCATTGCATCGTTATCAATTTTAGATGCGATAGAAAGTGCAAGTTGGTTTTCAGCGTTACCAACTGGATCACCATAACCAGAAAGAACAGCTTCATCTGTCAATTCAACAGCTTTCATAGCCTTCTTAATTGTAGCAGTCTTAGTAGATGTACCAAGGACTACAACGCCAGCTTCTACACCTTCGTTTACGTCTTCAGCATCACCGATATAAGTGTAAGATGGTACTGTGATTGTGTTCCCTGGTACGCCTTCAAGTGTACGGTCGATAGCTGCGAATGGAATTACTTGCAATTTCTTTGGTAGTTTAGCTGCAATCATGTCTCCCATTACTTCAGGATTTACAAGATTTGCGATTTTAGTTTGTGCCATATGTTAAATTCTCCTTTTTGGTCAATTCAAAAATGAGTTATACAATTCAGGGTTCGACTGCTTCAATGCAGCCTTCTCTGAGTGACTCATTTGGAAAAATTGAGCTCTTGAGAGCCCTGTTGATTGTTGTGGCGCAGTCTTGATAGGTGCGCTACCTTTCATTCGGTCGGATACACCTTTCTGGACTGCATCCTCCCAAGTTTTCTGAATGCTCGCAACTGATTCAGTCACGGTTTCAGCGTTTGACAAATCAACCACGGCTACTAATTCAACTGGTAAGCCACGTTCACTTAACATTGCTTTAGCTTCTGCGGTCAATTCTTTGCGAGCAATCGCTTGTTCACGATTAGCTAGTTCTTGCTCACGCTGATCTAACTGATATTTTTGTTTCTCGTCAGCGTTCATCTTAGCAAGTTTCTTAGCTTCGTTTTCCTTGGCTTCTTGCTCTGATTTCCACTTAGCAAACTTCTTGTCGATGATAGCATCGACTTCTGCATCTGTGTACTTTTTCTCGTCTTGCGGTTGTGTTTCGATAGTAGGTTCTGCAGGTACCCCTTGAGCTTCAACCGTTTCGACTGTTTGTGTTTCTTCGTTCATTACGAACCTCCTATTTTTAAAGTCGTCCCCGACTGTGTAATTCCATGGCTTTTAGTGTCGTCAATGCTCGGACAATAAGGCGCCCCAGCGGACTCG